AGTAGGTATCCAAAGAGCCTTAAGAGAGGTACGGCAGTAGTTGAATATTTGTTTTAGAAGAGCATAGTTCTCGCGGTTGAAGTCTAGACTTCTAAACTCAAGACTCACTGAGTTTTTAAGTGCTCTATCGTTACTTACAGCCGTAAAGCCCTCGGTTACTACCTTGTCGGCAAAGTGCTTAGGCGTCTTGACTATGGTATCAACCACGTTCTCGCCCTGGAATATCGACGCCGACCCAAAGACAATGGTTCCTACCTGCAAATAATCGAGACCAGCATCAGCGAATGTGAATCGCCAGTACCGATAGCTTTGCAGTGGGATAGTGTCGGCAATCCATATGGTGTTCTCTGTGCCGTCTGGCCTTACAACGTAGAGAACTGGATTACTAAATGTTGACGACTGCGATCCTTCAATCCTAATGGTTCCAGTGACTCGTAAGTTGTGACCAAGGATTCCAATAGTATCGACAAAGACGCCGCTACTTATTCCGGTGTCGCAGACAAGCGTGCAACCTGTGACCGTTGGAGAGCGGAAACACTGTTCGACAACATCCGTGTTGAGATTATTAGGTGAAAAATCACCTGGGCTCTGCTCACCAACTGTCCTTGTCCAGTTGTTGCCGTTGATCCCTCGGCTTGGGAAGTCCCAAAGAATCCGCAGGTTGTAGGTGTTATAAAGCACCTTCCTGACCTGCATTTTAGTGGTCTTAGATTTTTTGGCCTCGACCTGAAATAGCGTTGTCTTGCTGTCGTCAATTTGCAGCTCGACCTGAGACAGTAGGTCTTTTGTGTCGGTAATCTGGCGGTCAACCTGTGCCAGCGTTGTTTTCGTTACAAGAGGTTTACGCTCAACTTGCATTAGAAGTTTGGCACAAACAAACGGAGTCAGATACGGCGCCGACAAGTGAGGACGTTGTAAATAACCTTCGTGAGAACAGTCACCCTGTTTAAGACGACCAGACGAGGCCTCCATCAGCGTGAGTTTCGGCTCGTTGGCTATTTGCCCCTCAACCTGCGACAGCGTAATGGTTGGCTCAACTATCAGCTTCCTATCGACCTCGGCCAGCGTGACCTTCGTCTTATCTAGGAACCTATCAATCTGGCTGAGTACCGCCTTTGGTTCATCAACCCTAGCTTCGGCCTGAGCCAAGACCGTCTTATCGTCGGCAATCTGGCGATCTACCTGCATGCCTAGCCCATCGAAGGCCGTGCCCTGGAAGTAAATATCCGTCAGGTAATCAAGCTCCAGATAACCGATTTCAAAGAGTATGGTCATTTCCTAACCCCGCCGGCGTAGACTACCGCCCGACCGTCAAGACTGCCGCGCTTCAGCTCTTCGCGAAGTGCAGGCATGATCCGTTGGCGAACGAAATTTTCATCTATCCGATCTTTGCTCTCAATCGAGAGATTGAGCGATATGTTTTGTATGACTGGTTTATCTACACCCTTGCCCTGGTTGAGAGCGTTAAGGGTCGGAAGACCGATGGCAGAAGCAGCCTGACGATTGATTACAAACTCCCCAGCCGTCAGCATGGCCGGAACCATATCAACCCCGCCTGGACCGTTTACCGGCCCACCAGAGGCCAATCTCGCGATCTTGGATATCTCTCCAGGGATGAGGTCGGTCTCTCCGATCAAAGTCCCACCAAAGTCTCGACCAAGAATACTGCCGCCGTAGGTTATGGCCGGTATTTTAATACCGTTCAGAGCATCAATGATGCCGTTTATGACGTCAATCATCGGGTTGAATACTGCCCTAAACGCACCTTTCATCAACTCGCCTCCCGACGTAAAGGCGTCGGTTATCGCCGTTTTGATTCCGGTAAAGTCGAGCTTAAAGAGAGTTTGAAAGACCTTTCCAAGTCCTGTGAATAGGCCATCAATGGCTTTGCCAATAGCAGGAAGTGCGTTGGAGAAGCCAGTGGAGATGGACCCACCAAAGCCCTCAAACGATGTCCCTATGGTCGCTAAGAAGCCGTCCCAGATCGCCTTGCCCCAGGCCCCCAGCGTGTCACCTATTTGGCCAATAGCTCCTGTTAGGCCGTCCCAGATAGCTGTACCCCAGCCGCCTAACGTCGTCGCTATGTCTCCAATAGCTCCTGTCAGGCCGTTCCAGATCTTTGTACCCCAATCACCGATTACCGAAGCACCATCAGCAAGAGCGTTCCAGATCTTCGTGCCCCAATCGCCGATGACCTCGGCAGCGGTTTTGAGACCGCTCCAGATCTTGCCGCCGGCCTCCATGAGCCACTTCCAGCCGTCCTTCATGGCCCTAACGAAGTAGCCCCAGATATTCTTGCCAATCCTGCCAGCCACATCGTTGATCTCGTTGACCATCGACTCTGCGCCCTTGTAGGCGTTGGCTAGAGCGTTGACCGTGAATATTTTGTTTGTGTCTTGGGTTAAAGATGCCAGTGTTTTCGAGAAGTAGTTTTTATCAATGCCAATTTTGAGCTCGGGAGATTTCCAGCCTTTCCAAACATCGCCAATCCCACGGAATAGACCAACAATCATCCTCCAAATCGCGAAACCAAGGCTTTTGGTTAGCGATGAAACAAGATCGGGAATACGAGAGACTAATTTGCCTACTAAATCAGGAAGAACCTCGGCTAATGCTTCCGCTAACTCTGGGAGAGCGTCGGCTACGGCAATAATAAGATCTGGTAATTTGGCCGCAATTTTTTTCAAAATAGATGGCAATGCTGCTGCAAGACCCTGGATGGCTCCAGGCAAAAAATCAATGGCTTTTGCTATGATCCTATCAAGCCTACCAAGAGCATTTATCAAAGCCCGTGGGAAATCCATCAAGGCCTGGAGGGCGTTGCTAACTCCGTCTAATACGCCAAGAATGATCTTTGGCATATCCATGATGGCCTTAGCAATCATCATGTAAATATTGCCCATCTCACCAACGGCGCTGCCAACATCGGAAGCTATGTTTCCAACCTCTGGCGGTATCAAATCAGTGACAGAACTAGATACAGAAGCAATTGCATCAGTTGCCATCTTAGATGCTTTGCCCATCATCTCAGAGACAACGCTAGGTTTATCTTCTTTTGGAGGGCCGACAAAGTTAGGTGATGATTCAGTCACCTTTCCTGTTACTTTTTCTCTAAACTTACCGGCAAGAGATATAGCGTTTTTCAGTATGCCTTCAAGGCCATCAAATACTTTACTAAGCGACATGCCAGTAAGGTCTGACATCATTGAGAAGTATTCTTTGAAGTCTTGGAAGAAGTCTCCAAACAGCATGTGCGATCGTTTAATGTTGCTTATCTGCTTGCCGTATATCTCACCGGCTATGCGCTCTTGAACGTCTAGCTGGGCCTTTACCTGCTCGGTTAGCATGCCCTGGAACTGAGCCTCGACTCGCTTATTCTCAATAGCAATTATGCTCTCTTTATTTTGCGCTTTTATTGAATCAAGGCCGAGGAAGTAAAGCTCAGATAGAGAGTTCTGCATCGTGTTGGTTTCGAGCACCGTTGCCTTTAGATACTCAAGACGCTTCCTCTCAATCGCAGCCTTGCCGTTTTCCTCGTTAGTTCTCTTAGCTATTTCCCAAAGTGCGGTTGCCTCTTCACGAATGTCGGCATTAGTTCTGAGAGCCCTTTGAGCTGCTTCAATCTCTTTATTACGATCTAGGACACGCTGATTAATGGCGTCTATCTCGTTGCGTGATGATGCAAGATTGTCCTTTTGGATCTCGGTAATCTTCTCTTGAATGTCCCTGATCTTCTCAAGGTTCTTGATCTTCTCGTCTTCTACAGCAGACGCCTTAGCTGCCTTCAGAGCCTTTACCGTGGCATTAATAATTATCTGATCTTCAAGACGTAACTGGTTGATCTTCTTAAGGCCTTTTTCTTCCTCAAGCAGATTGTCCATTCGCTCGGTAAACTCAAGGTTAATAGCCTTGTAGTTTTGGCCTGACCTCTTAAGCTGCTCTAGCTGTAGTCCCTTGCGCTGTTGATCTACCGATTTCGATATCTCGTTGCGCTTTTTCTCTAGCTCTATCTCTTGCTTCAGCAGATTGATTTTAGCTTCAGCTATGGACTTTGCTTTTTCGTCGAAGTCTTTATTGGAGGCGTAGGCCTTCTTGATCTCCTGATCCGCCTGCCTAATCTTCGCATTAAGCTGGTCAAACTCATCACCAAGGGCAATGGCTCTCTCTATGTTCAGATCAAAGCCGCGCATCTGGTTTCTGACAAACCGTTCTAGGTTATCGTTCTCCTGCTTGGCCTTGGCCGACATGTTGTCAAAGCCCTTAGCTGCAAGAGCCTGCGGGACGATGACACTACCTAGTTCTTCTGTAGTCTGCTCAATGGCGTATATGGTGTCACCGAGGGCGTCGTTTATGCCTTCTTGCTGCGCCTTGATATCCTTAAGTGCCTTGACCTCTTTGTCGCCGATGCTCCACTTGGATTTAATGTCCATCTCGTTCTTGAAGAGCATGGCTTTCTTGACGAGTAGGATGATCGTAGTAAGACCGGCAAGACTGAGCTTTATGAGGTTAGCGATAAACTTGAACGATGAATTGATGACCTTAGTCACCGAGTTAATCACCGATACAAATACGTTCTCGGTGTCGCTTCCTACCTTACCAAGAGTTGAACCGAATGAGCCAAAGGTGTCATCCAGAGCCTTTTTGACGAAATACAGCTCTTGGCTTAGGTCATAAACAGCTTTGACAATCGCCGCTATCCCGACAGCAATCACGGCAGCTTTAATAAATACAGGGTTAGTGAGTAGTGAGGCCGTGAACATAAGTACTGCCCTAGACGCCCCAATGAACCCTATAGCAACAGTCCTGGCCATCGAGACAAGAGCAGTCATCGACTTAATAGCCAGTGCCATAGTTAGCTTGGAAAGGTTCTGAAGTACCGTTGCCAAGTTTGTGACAGATACCGCAGTAAATCCAAGGTGTGAGCCAAGGAACGCAAACGCCGTCGACAAGTGCTTAGTCACCATGCCTGATGCTGAGGTGGAGGTGTTAAGTACCTCATACGCCTTAGCCAAGGTGGTGATCGCAATCATGTGCTTAAACAGCGTCCCAACGACGACAAGCGTGATACCTATGTATTGTTTGAGTGACCCTATAACCTCAAACAGTGGCTCGCCAAAGTATGCAATAGACCTAATCAGGTGGGCATAAGCCGCATTAAGCTGGATGATAATGGTGTTGGTACTTCCCATCGCGGCAGCTATATCGTCCTGCGATTTCAGAAGTATCTGAGACGATCCGGCTAGGGTCTTTGCCTGGTTTGCAGCCGCACCGATGGTCGATGATGTCTCTCTTAGAATGAGGTCCATCTTGATCGCTGCTAGTTCTTGCTCGGTCAGGGCGTCGGTGGTTTTACCAAGGCTTTGATATAGCTGAGAGTGGACTAGGTTATTTTGACCTACAGCAAATCCCATGTTCTGGAGGCTCTGAGCATTGCCGGCCATGGCTGCGTTAAACTTCTGCGCCACGTCGACAATATTCTCGCCGTAGGCTGCGGCAACGTCGGCAACTCTCACTATCTCGTTAGTAATCTGGGCTTGGCTAAGGCCGAACCTTGCGCCCTCAGATACCAATAGCTTTACCGCTTTTGATATATCGACCGTGGCAAAAGTCGTGGTCCGTCTTAGAAGGTCAAGGACTCCGTGCCATTTCTTAAAGCTACCAACGACATTAACGCCTAGCTCTCTGCTAAGGCCTTCAAGCGTATAGCGGAACTGGCTCATCACCTCTTGGAGCTTTTCAAACTTATGTTCAGCCTCTGTAAGGCTGGCAAGCATCGAGATACCAAGCGCCGTAGTTAGGTCGCTGATTTTTCCAAGCACAAATGAAATAGCATAGCCAAGAGTACCGCCTAAAATAGCAGCAACTAACGACACAGCCCCTAGTATCTTCAATAGACTATTTTCTGAATCTAGTAATTTATCTGAAAATGTCGCTAGGGCAGGCGAAAGCATAAACAGAACTTCGACAACCTTCAGCATTGGGCTAGATAGAGAACTAAAAGCCTTACCAAACCTTGACGTTGACCCTGTCAAGTCGGTCATCATTGTGATAATTGGCGAGACGTTTTTTCTATAAGTTTCAAAGTTTTGGCCAACTTTATTTATACCAATACCTAGAAACGCTGCTCCTAATACTTCGGCAGAAGTAGCAGCCATAGACGTCGCTCTGTCCTGAGCTTCAATCAAGAAATTAATTCGTTCGACGTTCTGTTTAAATCTCTCTTGGAACTCTATGGACTTAGTAGCAGCATACGAAAGCGCATCACCAATTGCTCTAACAGCGTCGGCTGTCTTATCAAATCCCTTGATGTCGGCAACCATACCTAGCTGATCTGCTAGGTGGGACAATTTTGCTAATGTCTCTGCATTAGTCAGTGATTCAAATATCTGAAGAAGACCGTTTGTAAGCGTAATGAACGATTGGACACTAACAAATAGAGTTGAAAGGCTTGTAGCAAGAGATGATGCAACTTCGCCTTGAGCCATGAACTGTTTGTTTAATGCGTCTGAGCTTTGCGCTGCTGTGTCTAAGCTAGTCGATAGGTCTTTAACGGTAACCGACATGTCAGAATAGCCAGTTACTTCTGATAGCTTTTCACTATTTTGAGCTACAGAATTTAAGCTCTTATCAATCCCACTTGCCTCAATTGCAGCAAGAGGAGCACTAAGTCCAGACATACTAATAGCTGCATCTTTAGCAACACCAGCAATAAACTTAAGGTCACTAGATAGGTTTTTACTTGTTTGCGAAGATGAATCAAAAGACTGAGACGTTTTAAGTAGTGACTGTTGAGATTCAGTCAGGCTTTTAACTAGACTTTCGTTGATGCCAATAAGCCTAGCAAACTCGTTTGTCATCTTTCCTATAGTTACCGAATCAACCGTTTCCCTAACGTCGCTAAGTATGGCTTCAAACTGTTGAACCTTTTTGGTGGAGGCATCTGCGGAATCCGAGAACGACGACAAACTGGCGACAGACTTCTGAAACTTTTGGTCAAAGCCATCATTATTAACTTTAACTTCGACGACTAACTGGTCTTTTGTGACTGCCACGCCTTAATCCTCACTTGGTCCTAGTCGGCCCGGTTGAGCTGCCATCACCTAGAATCATCTTGGCCCTGCTGACAAACTTCTGATTATCGTAAAAGGGTAAAAACCAAGCCAGTAGCTCGATCCAGTAATCTGCCTGATCTGACAATGAACCTTTATCAAGCATGGTACCAGTCTCGGCACATACGATCAAAAGCCGATAGAGGGATACCGCTTCTTGGTCCCAAGTTGCCTTGCCTGGACAGAAGCCAAATAGCGTGCCGCCTTTTTCAATGTACATGGGAAAGAGAGCGTTATCGTCCGAAGTGAAGTCTTCGCGGGTGTCTCGGCATCGCCTAAGAGTCTGGACACGAGCCGGGCAAGTCGCACAGTCAAACGACCTGCCCTGGGATTTTAGCTTTGCATGGTCAGCAAAACTAAGCTCGGCCAGCGCCATTATTTTTTTTTGAGCGCGTCGGAACCTTCTTTAGATCCAACAGCCGTTTGGCGTGCCCTAAAGAGGTCCATCACTAGACCGGCAGCTTGCAGAAGGCTCATTAGGTCTTCGCTTGCGCCACCGTCAGAATGTGCCTTGAACTCGATCTTTTCATCGTCTGGAACACTCGCTGGGTTCTCCACGGCGATAATCGAGCAGCGCACTTCTTCCAGCATAAACGCCGGCTGGATCTGCACTTCTCCGCCCTTATAGCTAAACTGCTGGTTCTGTACGCCTTGAGCCAAGCGGTACGGGAGCACTTTACGCATAACCAAACGGGTCGGCTCTTCGACCAGCTTCAGATGCTCTTCGCTTAGTGACTCAAGATATGCTTCGTAGTCAGCGCCTTCACCAAGGGCTGAGTCGATACGCATGACAACTTTGAATGATTCAGACTTGCTTGGCAGCTTTAAAGCCATGTTATCCTCCGCGCAAAAAAAATAGGGTGGTATAAACCCACCCTATCAATAAAAGCGTAAACTGTTTACTTAAATTCGACCGCGATCTCGTCAGCCTGGTCTAGGCCAGACTGATAAGCGTCACCCTCGAAGCTGACCGGCACCGATCCACTGTCTGGCAGCGAGAAGGCTGGCACTTTGAACTTAACCGATGGGCAAGCCACTTCTAGGTGACGGCCAGCGGAGTTACCAAGGACGATGCTCAGATCTTGAGCCTCGAAGTCCTGGATGCGGTTAAACAGCTTGATGGTCTCGGCATTGAGGTTAGTCTCAACCGTCACGGTGGCCGTTAGGCGGCTACCAGGAACGAAGTAGGGACTAGCTAGGCCGTCCGTACCGAAGCCGTAGTTTACCACTTCATGGTTGTTCTGGATGTTGACCGTAGCCGAACGGAACGAGCTGACGCTTAGGCCTGCTAGGCTCATGCTACCAACTAGGCCAGTGACAGGGTTATTGATCGCGCTTGGTGCCGATGGTTCGTAGTAGGACAGATAGACGGGAGCAGCGGAGCCGTCAGCGTCTGCCAGCGGTGCGCCTGAGAGTGTCACAACGTCGCCTACAATCGCCGTAACGGTGCGGGCTGACCCTGCGGCTGTATCTGCCGAGCGGGTAACGCCGTCGTCCTTAATAAGCATTACAGCGGCCCCAACCCGGAAGCTATCGCCTTCGCCAGCTTGTAGGGTCACGGTGTTGCCGCCCTCGTTATCGACGGTGGACTTGCCAATACCAACGAAGAAGGCTTCCTTGGCTGCGCCAGACCACTCAACCCGGGCTTCGCCGTCACCTGGGAAGCTCATGTTGCCGCCCTGGATGAAAGCGCCTGGGCTTTGACGAGCCCACTTGTCGCCGCACTCAAAGAGGGAGAACGTAACGTCAGGGGCAAGCTCAGAGGTGTACTTGAGGTTAGGGCTGGTCACTTCTTTACCTAGAAGGCTCTTGAAGAAAAGACGGTTTGCAGCGTCGATCTCGGCGCTGGAAGCTGCCCCAAGGCTTTCGTCGATATTGAAGTAGGTCGAGAACGAGAAGCTGGTCTCTTTTTTCTTCTTGATGATGTCGGTATGGTGACGGCCCGAACGGTGGGGGCTACTTTCGAAGTTCTGGGAGTAGCTGATAGAGCCACCACCCAAGGTCCAAAAGAAGTCCGAGTTACCAGGAAGCGCAAGCACGCCTCTCGTTGTCTCTAGCTTGGCGTACCACCGCTGCTCCAGAGCCAAAACGTCGTTCGATGAGCTGTAAATGTCTGCATAATTCTTAGCCACGTTTGACTCCTTCAGTCAGTTACGAGTGGTTCGTAATAGAGCGCTTCGAGGTCCATACGGACAACGTAATACGGTTCAATTAAATGTAGGTCTGTTTGGCTTCCAAGATATCTTAAATGGATAACGCCCGGAATGCCAAGATTAGGAAGCGACCAGAGCATCCGTTCGACGATGTAGTGAGTGTTCCACAGGTCGACTTGGCTCAATGGTGCATCAGACGTGGCTTTCATGACGAGTTCTAGCGCCATGGTCCAGGTCTTCTTGGCCCTGCTTCTTTCGTGCTCGATGGTTTCGGCCACGTCGATAAGCTGGATGGCTGGGCATTCAACCGACATAAAGTCGTCTGAGGTCAGCCGTACCTTGTCGAATTCGACCGACTTAATCTCTGGGATAGTAACCAATTTAGCTACTACGGCCTGACTTATGCGTGTCTTCATGCAGTCAGTCATCGTTTAATCAGCTCATAGCGTATGGAGTTGATGAGGTTGCCGGTATTGATAAGCCCCTGAGACCTGATGTTCCTGACTATCTGGGCCTCTAGGATGGTCCCAATACGGACAAAAGCCCGTTCTAGGTTAAGTCTTTCCTCGCCAACGGCGCCCTCTAGGATCTGGAGGATTAAGTTGCGTCGTTGTTCGAGAGCTGGGCCTAGATAAGAGCGCTTCTTGATATTCATCCGGCGCGAATGTTGCCTAACGCTGACCGTCTTGGCACTAATAGGCCGGCCAAAGGCCCTAGTGATGGTCCGCTTATGATTTGGGACAGTCACGACGCCCTTAAAGCCAAACTCATGGACCGCAGCATAGGGCACCCCGAACGATCCTACCCTAACGCCGACAATCCCTGACTCTCTCAAGGCTGCATATCTGGCAGCGAGACGGTCGGATAATTGTTTGGCGTTTGATGTGACAGTCATAGGTTTGAGATTGGCCTATCAACTAAGGGTAGGTCAGTGCGTTTATAGTCCAGGAGAGCTTCTTTAATCATAGGAGGCATTTCAGCAAGTATGCCGACCGTCTCGTCGCCCTTGCTTTTCGATGTACGGCCCATATCACCGCGCTCTCTGTGCCTGTAGTACCACTCGACAATCCAGAGACAGACAATCTCAAGGTCGGCAAGCTGGCCTAGGTGGTCAGTAGAGTTATATCCGGCTGTGTAGGCTATACGCAGGTTATTGTACCCAACGTCGAAATAGTCGTTAAGCAAAACGATAGAGTTACCATCGTCGCAAATCGAATATTTTGACGGGTCGATGATGGTTGCGCTTGTAAACTGGCTATCGTTGTCCATGTTGATCTGGCTAACAGCCGTGATGGGCCACTGCCTGAGCGTGATGATGTTGCTGCGCCTTCCGCTTCTAAGCTCAACGTGTGAGCGAGACTTAAGCGCCCTATCCGTCATCGACTCCATGCGCTGGGTGGCTGCATTGATAAGCAGCTCAATCCTAGCTGACTGTGTGGTGTCTGCTGACGGAACGTTAAGGTGACTCTTTGCCACCTCAACAGTCGTTAATGCGTAGGGCGATAGTGCCATTACTTAGCCTTCTTGCGGAATTTAACGTCCTTCTCGACCAATTCCACCTTACGCTTTTTTGCTTCGGCTTTGACGACAGCAAATAGGGATTGGTGTTTAGCTAGAATAGCATGACCCATATCTTCCGATACGTCGAGGAGTTGCCCAGGCTTTACGCTTTCGCAGAAAAACTGTGGCGACTTGAGTAAAACAACGACGTCAACGTGCCCGTTGTAGATAAGTTGCATGGTTGATATCTCCGAATTGTTTACGGATAGCTTAGATTTACGCGACCATAGATGCAAGGCCTTGGCTAATATAGGGCCATAACTAACAAGTGAGGTTTTGTATGTTTAGGATGATCTTGATTGCCATGTTGGCCATTAGCTGCGGTAAACACAAAGACCAGGAAGAACCTGGGAGGCAGCCCCAACCAGGAAGGCCAAGCGATCCCGGTGGCCCTGGAATTCCACCATCCGATATCGTTGAACAACAGCAATACATGGTGTTTCACAATCTTAAACGCTGTTGGCATCGTGTGGCTGACGTTAAATGGTCGCCGCAATTAGCTGCTGGAGCGAAAGCCCACGCTGCAAGGTGCACGCTGGCAAAAGACCCGTCCATTGCTGGGAAGCTTGGCGAGAACATCGCCCACGGCAAAGGCCTCGGTCAGATCAAGGCGCAAGATAACTGGTATCTGCCATTCATCTTCTTTCCCTACGGACAGAAGAACGGCAGCAAAGAGACCGCCGAATTCAGCCAAATCGTATGGCGTGAGACCTCGGAGATCGGCTGTGCATCGGCCAAGTGTGGCGACGAAAATTACTACGTTTGCCGCTACAGCCCTGCTGGAAACGTGGCCGGCAAGTACGACACCAACGTCTATTCTCTCGATGCTGGGTTTATGAAGTGCACGGGAATGCCTAGGAAGTAACAAAAAAAAGGCACCCCCTAGGCGAAGAGGGTGCCCCCGAAGGACTAGCAAAACTTTCAGGGCTATTTGAATATCACAACCCAATAGTTGTTGACCATAGCCGCTCCGACCTCGCTTTGGTTCCTGTCATACATGATGGCAGCGTGACCAGGGCTATAGGTCCAGGCTTGAACGGCCTCAGCGGGTGAGCCTTGGCCACAGGCTATGATCTCTCCATCTGCCGACGCCCCACAGCCTCCTGCACGGTCCCAAGGGCTAGACCCATCCGACCCTGTGTGGGAACACATACCGCGCGTTCCGACGTCGTTAGCGTGCCTCTGGGCGGCACAGTTAAGGCCTGCGGTTGCCACGACCGTAGGCAGCCCACGTTCCGACCGCACCCTGTTGATCTCATCCACAAGGGCTGCGACCTTATCGGGGTTTGTGGGTTGCGTCGGCTGTGTTGGGTCAGCCGGCTTAGTCGGCCCATTGCCACCACCGCCGGGGAACCCTGGGAAGCTTGGAAATCCAGGTATCTCGGGCATACCAGGAAAGCTAGGAAACCCAGGGATAGGCCAACCACCACCACCCGAAGGTGGCTGAGGCTGGGGAGCTGGCTGGGGAGGAGGCGGCGGCGGGTCTTTCCGCTTCTCCTCTTTCCCGCAGGCCGACATAACTAGGAACAACGCAATAATACGCTTCATAGAACTCCTTGAAATTAGCCCACTGTGATGTCAAACGCCTCGGGGCCTTCGAGGTCTCTGCGCTCGACCCGAACTCTGTTGCCGTTGACGTCCTTAATCTGTACGACCTTTAGTTGGTAAATGTCGCCACTGTCAGCCGTGGCCTTGAACTTGCCTGATAAAGTCGTTGGACCTCTGAATCCCATCCCGACGATCCTATCCGTGTCGCCATAGGGTATAGCCTCGTTAACGTAGACAGCGCTTACCCTGGCCCATGTGTTTTGCTCAGACAAGGTGTGGTGATTGGCTACCTTAGGGATTGATTGGAGGACGCTCCTACTCATGGTGACAGTCGCCTTACTTCCGGACGTGTACGAAGCCGGAGGTACAACCAACGGAGTCGGAGATATGACGGCAATCTGGAGGCCGTAGGTCGTTGAACCGCCGTCGTTGGCTGCCGTAACTGTAAAGGTCGATTGTGATGATGTCGACGTTGGCGTTCCTGTGATTACACCCGTAGACGTGTTGAAGCTCAGGCCTGCTGGGAGAGACGGGCTAACGCTCCATGAGGTGACGGCATCACCAGAAACAGTCGGCACTTTTTGACTGATCTGGGCGTCTTTGATTAGGGACATGGGACTTGCCGAGTAGCTAAGAGCAAACGGCGCCACTACTTGCAGATAGGCAGCCGCCATATAAGACGACGATAAATACATTTTTACCCCCAAAAGAGAGGGCGGAGGGCCGAAGCCTCCCCGCCCGTTAGATTGTCAGACTGGATTAAGGAACGTACTGAAATTGGAAGTACATGACATCGGAATCCTCAAGAGCTGTCGAGCCACCACTTGCAAAGTCACCAGCGAAGGTAATCCGGGTTACGCCGCCAACCACACTGACGGTGTAGTCGTCGCCTTCGTGCATGTAACCACCAGCGCCACCGCTGATGAACACCATGGTGGAGTTCGCTTTAGCTTGGTAAGCCAAGTCAACGTAGCCGTTGCTGACGTCACCGCTAACGAGAACTTTCTTCTGCTTGTGGAAGGTACCGGAGTTCAGCGAACTAACTTGGCTTTGCAAGTCAGTGATCTCAGCGTCGTGCGTATCGAGCTGATCTTGAAAGTCTTCATCGGCTGCCTCGCGTGCGGATTGCTCGGAAGCCACGATACCATCTGCGTAGTCCTTAGCGTCTTTCTCAGCTTTGGCAACAGAGCCTTCAACCGAGTCAGCGCCTTCGAGAATGTCCAGGCGAGCGTCGAGAGCATCGTCGCCAGCTTGACGGTCGGAGGCTTCAGCAGCCACTTCGCTGTCAGTGTAGTCTTTAGCGTCTTTCAGAGCCTTGGCAACCGAACCAACAACGCTGTCAGCGCCTTCCAAGATGTCCAAACGGGCATCAAGAGCATCGTCAGCATCGCCACGGAGGCCAGCTTCAACTGCGATGGCTGCATCGCGGTCGATAACTTCCTGAGCAATCTCGGCGTCGGTGTAGTCAGCGGCTTGCTTCTTAGCCCACAGAACGGAGCCAGAGGTGGTGTCGCTGCCTTCGATAACGTCGAGGCGGCTGTCCAAAGCCGAAATCTGATTGCCGATGGTGACTGAGAAATTCTCATCGCTACCAAGGGCGTCAGCTAGCTCTTTCAAGGTGTCCAGCAGAGCTGGAGCGCCATTGACAAGCGAATTTACAGCGGAATCCGTGTAGGCCTGTGCGTCAGCTTGGGCTTTAGCAACCGAACCAACGACAGTGTTGTCGCCTTCGAGAACGTCGAGACGGGCGTCCAGAGCGTTGTCGCCAGCGATACGGGCGTCGATCTCATCTTGTAGACCAGAACCCGAGAGAGCTTCTAGGTCGTCGATCTGTTGTTGCAGGTCTGCGTCAGCGTTATCGACGTAGGTCTTGGTGGTTGGGTCAGCTTCCAGGACATCTAGGCGACCATCGAGGGCGTCGTCAGCCGCTTCACGGGCCGTTTCTTCGCTTGAGACTAGGCCGTCAGCATAGTCCTTGGCGTCCTTCTCAGCTTTAGCAACGGAACCTTCAACGCTGTCTGCACCTTCGATGATGTCGAGGCGTGCGTCTAGGGCGTCGTCGCCGTCTTGGCGTGCTTGAGCTTCAACAGAGACAGCGCTTTCGCGTGCCGACTCTTCAGCGTCAATCAGGCCTTCAAGAGCCGTCTGGGCAACGCTGATAGCAGCGTCACGGTCGATGACTTCTTGAGCAATCTCAGCATCGGTGTAGTCGTAGGCTTGTTTCTTTGCCCACAGTACCGATCCGGTTGTTACGTCTGAGCCTTCGATGACGTCCAGGCGACCATCAAGAGCTGAGATCTGACCGGAGATGGTGGTGGCGAAGTTCTCATCGTTACCAAGGGCGTCTGCAAGCTCCTTTAAGGTATCAAGCAGAGCTGGTGCCCCGTTGACAAGCCCGGAGATGGCGGAATCTGTGTAGCTGTTAGCGCTAGATAGAGCATCGCTAGCTTCTTGAGCTGCTTTGCTGTCGACGTAGCCCTTGCGCGAAACTTCGCTGGAGCTGGTTGGGTCGCTAGGAACGACCGGCAAGATTAAAAACTCGGGGATGTCGCTTGCGTTGACTTTGAGGAAGCTCACGGCGCCGTTTCCGGCTGCGTTTACGGCCCGCAGTGCTTCATCATTAGACAGCTTGATTTTAGACCCATCAACGCTGTCGGGTCGTAGAAACTTCTTAGCTAAACGTGACATTACAACTCCCATCATGTGCGGCATGCATTACCGCGCAATTTTGACTGGCCAGCCTGTGTTTGTATTTTACCCTAGAAATGCGATGCGTATATAGTCGCCGACTTCCAGGATTGCTTCAAGATCGGTGCCATCCCAGCTAACAAACTGCTCGGATACAGTAAAGTCCCTGCCGTTTATCTGGTACATACCGCCGATGACGTCGAGAGTCACCTGTTCTGGATAGTAGGCCCTTGATGGAAGTGAGTAGCCCTTAGCGTCGATGATCTCTTGGGTGATTTCAATATGCAGGATTTGGTAATCAGGGAAAGTTGAGTAAACAATCCTAACGGTGTCACCCTCTTCTATTAGCTGGGCCAGCTCACCGCCTGCCCAACTAAGCGTTGTGTTGACCACCACAAAGTCAGATCCGATGAGCTGCGGCACGCCTTCGAGAACGTCAAAAGCCACCTGCGACGTGTTGGCCGGGGTGGCTTGCAGGTAAACCTGCTTATCAATGGCTTCTTGGGCCGTAATGGTCCGATATTCTACCCGAACCGGCCCAGCATTACTGGAAGCGAGAAGCTGGACAATGGCATCCTGCACCGTAATGGCTTCAATCCCGAGCGAAGATCCATTGATTGGAATCTGCTCAGCGGTCTGAGTCCTGGTGAATAGAGGAATGTCCACACTTTACGCCTGCGTTAATATTATTACTTCATAGGATACGGAATGACTTGCCCCACCGTCCAAATGAATTTGCCGGATCTCTCCACGAGGAGCCACCGAGAAGGCCTCGCCGGGAGCCAACTTAATCCAGTTTGTCTGCCCGTCGATTGAGAAAAGCAGGCGATGACTATTCGATTGATCTATTGCACAGCGAATAGACAACTGTTGAATCGGCTGCGCTGCCACCTCTGGGAGCGCCGCAAGCTGGCCTACAGTCGTAGCTCCTGTGTATACGGTGGTTTTACCTAGGCCAAACTGAATATCGCTCACAGCTTCAGTTTTGAGCGTTAGCCACTGACCATAGGTGACGTTGCCGCCTGAGATGACAGTCTTGATCCTGGGCCTGTTGTGAAAGCGAGTGATGGAGGTCTTACTAATGGCGTTGGCTTGATTCAGTATCTCATGCCCACCGAGCCAGACTTTATCCGACTGGTTCTCGCTCAGTCCCATATCCTCGAACGTGACGAGGATCGACGCCCCAGGATCGAGGCTTTCAACGAACACGGTGGATACCAAAGCGTTACCCTCAGCCCACAGCGACTCATAGTAAGTCCCGGGTGCTCTCGGTGATAGCTCCTTGATAGCCACCGTCTCGTTTGGCCTGAGTTTGAAAAACGCCATCGCAGATTCCAAAAAAAAGGGGCGAGTTTGACCCCGCCCCACAGATAACTAACTCAGTCAATTAGAGCGTGATGTTGTAACCGTAGCATACTGACGCTTCGCCTGCACCTTGAGCATGACCTTGGAAGTCAAGGCGTTGGTAAGCAGCCATCAGGTAACGGTCGTAGTTTGGCAAGTCTTGGATGATACGCAGTTGTGGTGCGCGGCGCATACCGACGTACCAGCGGGAAGCGTTAGCAAGCAAGATTGCACCTTTGGTGGTGGTGGTGCCGTCGTATACGCCCGAAGCGTTCAGGTCTTCGCGCATGTGCTGGCTGACCACTACAGGGATACCAAAGAGAGCTGCCAAAGATCCCTTAAGGATCGTGGAAGCCAACGGACCCGCCTTATCTACAGTCAAGATCTCGGTTAGACCCATGAGCTGAGCGTAAACAGCAGGACCACAAACCCAAACGAGGCTGCTTGGATCAACGCCGAACTTCTTCATCTGAGCGCGCATTTGAAGAAGAGCTGTTGCACTTAGAGCGCCAGCGATGTTCTTGGTGCCGCCGTTGGCGCTGTTGGCCAAAGCAGAAGCACGCAGGCCTTTCCACAGCTTCTCAGCGAGAAGCGAGGAACCAGCTTGGGTGTCGCTGTCCGGGTGGCTGCCGTCGTTGTCGCCGTTGATGATTGCGCTTTCCACAGCGCGGGCATGCGACTGGACGAGTTCTTGACGAGCGATAGCGAGGAAGTCCGGAGCGGAGTCTTCGTTAAGCTCTTCGGGGATGACGTGGTGCGCTTCGATCTTAGAAGCGGTGAAACGCAACTTGTCAGTGCCGAACTCACGAGCAACAGCGGCTGCGCCTTCTGCCACTTTCTGAGCCTTCAGCACGTCCTTAACAACCGGCAGGTCGTACGGGCTCGATGGCATGCGGATCTCGCGGAACCGACCTTGCAAGCCGAGGTCCAGTTCAAACTCTTGAATGTAGGCAGAGCTGATGAGGGTAGGAACAAACTCATCACCGTAGCCAGCCACAGTGGAACCAAAAGCCTTGAGGCGAGGAGCCAACTCGGTACGTCCGTAGTAGGTCTCGGTCAGGTTCTTGATAGCTGCAACGCGGTCAGATTTAGCATCTGCGCCAACGTGGTCCAGCGGAGCGCCGTGGTACATCTGAGCGGTGAAGCGAGCAATATCAACCGACTTCTTAAGGTCGCGAACAACGTGCTTCAGCTCGGCGCTAACACCTTTGTACTGAGCAGCAGCGGTGTTGACGGTCAAAAGTTCTTTCAGGTTCGAGCAACCAAAAGCACGCAGCGCGCGGCTCTCGTCGCTGGAGTAGCTGTGGCCTGCCGTGGGCAAGTTCAGCGCCTTGGTTTTGGTCTCTTCAACTTCCTTCTCGGCGGTTGCTTTAGCAGCTTCAGCCTCTTTCACTTTAGCTTCAGCAGCTTCAGCGCGAGCCTTAAGCCCTTCGACGTCTTTCAATAGAGACGCCACGTCTTCACGAGTAGCCATAAGTCTAAACTCCCAAAATGGTTAATATCGGTGCGTCCCTACGCCCCAATTCTTGATAGTGTTTTGTTGATCTCTTGAACGTATTGTCTAACGATATCAGCATCAATGGCAACCTCGTCCTCTAACGACATCTGTTGCGGTGCCGGTGGAGGTACGGGAGCAGGAGGGGCAACCTCGACGGGAGGCGTCGCCTGCTTTGGAGGCATGGCCTGTGCTAGTTGGGCCACAGCCTCGCGGAGAGCTTGAAGCTCGGCGACGACTTGACCAAGCATGACAACGGTCTGCCGCGCCTGTAGCAGTGCCTCCGGTACGTCAACCACAGGAGCATCGGTCGGCAGCGGTACTGTTGGTACTTGCTTCTCGGTAGCTTCCTCGACGCCCTTGTCTTCTGACTCGCCGGCTGCTTCGCCTTCGCTTTCTGCTTCGCCTTCTGCTTCGCCTTCTGCTTCGCCTTCGCCCTTACACTCGCCAACTAGGACCAGCATACCGGGGAGCTTATCGTCCATAGCGATAGGCTGGACAGAAACAAACTCATCGGGAGACTTCT